ACTGCAGATGCATGGTTAAATGAGCTTGCAGAAGATCCAAGATATGGAGATATGGGAAGCTTTGTTTTGAAAAAGTATCAAGATAAGTTTGGTAATCACGAAGGAATTCATAGATTTGCGGAGACATTTAAATTAGTATATATACTAAAAACTAAAGAAGAAGCTTATTTAGAAACTAGTATAGCATTACCAAATTTAATAATAAATGAATTAACCATTAAAACAGAAGATGACCTATGGGGATAAGAATAAAAAGTTTAGTATACACAATTATAGATGCATTATCTTTTCGGATTTCTGGAGGGACTAAGAATTTAGAAGAGCATCATATGGATGGAAAAATCGAAGCCTTAGAAGGGGACGATGGATTATATCTACACACTGGATTAACTATAAAGATAAAGAACTTTAAATATATTATCAATAATATAGAATCTAGAGAAAATAATAATATACTTACTTATGTATTATCTACAGCTAAAAGAAATAAAATAAGTACATATATACTTCCTATGATAGCAGAAAAGAAATCGATGTTATTTTGGGACTCTTTATTAATGAATTCATTTATAGGATATGATGATGAAAGAGATGTAATATGTGTATTATTTAGATTCTCAGGAGATCCTTTATTCTTAAAATTTGAAAAAGCAGTTAAACAATTTTCTTATTATAAGGATAAGGTAGATGTTGATTCTTACCATGTAATGTTTGTTTTTGATGTCCCTGCAGAGCATAAAAGAAGTTGGAATAAATTAAAGAAAGGTAAATATTCTGAGCTCTCTATTAAATATAAAGATAGAATTTTAGATTTTCATAGCATGCCTCGTAATAGTGCTATAGGACAGGTATTATATAAATCCCCTAAACGTAGACAATTTTTAGAAGACTACTTAGGGGCGGATATAGAACAAAACTCAGAATTATTAACAGCTATAGATTTCGAAAACGATATCTTTGAACCAAAAATATATGAATTTAATAAAAGTACACTAATATGACAGAAAAAAAGAAAGGCTGCGGATGCGGCAAGAAAGCCCAACAACCAATGACACCACCACCACTCCCAAACCATAATGACCTTTATTATGAAGAAGGAAGAAATGGATGGACCCCGGGTAATACTAATAGTACCCTTCCTGGTAATCCTACTTTAGATGTAGCTCATGCTTTAGAGGCTAATATACTCTCTCATGAAAAATTAGGAGGTAAAGAAGGTCAACCTATAAACCCTAAAATGTTTTTATCTAAAGAAGAGTTAGCAGAAGCTGATAAGCGGAACGAGTTTGGGAAAAGTCTCTTGCAAGTTACTAGAGAAATAACCAACTTGTTAATAGAAAAGAACAAAGCTTATGGAGATACGGCATTAAATCCACCTAAGATATTTAGTAAACTAAGTTCTACAGAAGCTATATGTGCTAGATTAGATGATAAAATATCTAGGATACAAAACAAAGGTATTAATGATGACACAGAAGATACTGTAAATGATCTTATTGGTTATCTATTATTACTAAAAATGTCAATGAAGGACACGAAATAAAAAGCAGGGGGTGTAAAAACCCCCTATTTTTACTTATCTTTCTTTGGTCCAACAACACCATCAGCCAAAGATGCTAGATTACTATTTGTATTATTTAAAGAGGTCGCTAGACCTGAAATATTTGATGCATTTGCGTTAATAGCACTGGTTGCACTTGTTATTTGACTTGTTATTGAATTCAACGCAGTATTTCTTATACTTTTTGTCATTTCACTATGTAAACTAGTTAAAGTCATTGTCACACCTAAATCAATAAGTCGTCCTCCAGGTATTTGATATTTTAAATCATGAGATGATCCTTTATCTAAAGTACCTATAATATGATTAGAATTTATAAGACTAAATCGATCATTTACTATTTCAGCTAAGTAACTTACCTCAGTTTCTAAAACTGATGGTGCTGTTGTTACTGATCTTCTTATTAATCTCTTTCCGGACATATATCCGAATCCATATACTCCACCTATTTCAGGTGTCATATATACTATATTTTGACTAGGTACATGGAGACTACCTCCACCATCTAGTGTTATTTCAATTTGTCTGTTCATGTTTTCTGTTTTTATTGTTTAATTAATTAATGTTCCCCCTTTTTACTGTTTATTGTCTTGCGTATTTATATTGAGGATATATTTCAAATGCTTTGGCAACTCCATTTATACCCGGAGCAAATTTCAGAAGTTGATAACCTGGGGGTTTTAAATCTCTCTCATCATTTTCTCCGAAAACAGCATCCCTTATCTCATCTAAACTATTAGATCCTAGACCAACTAAATCTGCTCCTAATGAAAGTAATGGAATTCCCGATGCCCTAGGTCCAGTCATTTCTGTAGGATCTAAAAATATAGCCGTCTCACGATAGACTCTACCTAATACATTATGCATTTTTCTGCCTATCCATGTTTGTCTAATATCTGTTTTTCCATCGTCATCATAGTCTCCGCCCGCTAAGCTTATCATTAAAAACAGTAAAGCAACAGCTCTTACTTCAGCAATCATAGCTCTCAAGTTTCCTTGTTTCATTTTCAAGAACTCTTGAAATGCAAGTTCCTTAGCCTCGGGGGTCTTAAAGTCATACTCTTCATTACCAACGTTATCCATCAAATGATTTTCGAATGCATTTCTTGCTTTCTTTTCTTTTATTTTAGAAGACTTAGAATATCCGAAGGTAGCAACATCTAAACCTAACTTAACTATATCTGTGCCTATCTCCATAAGATATTCAGTTGCAGCTACTTCTACATCTAATATTTGACCCATATCATCATACCCAGTTTCAGGACCAAAATTCCCAAAGAAGCCTCTCCAAGTACCTTGATCAAACTGTTCCATTACATGATCATATTTAGTCTGGCCAAAACGTTCTAAAGCGATGCCTGGTAACCATGATCTATAATGCATAAAGAATCTATTAATAAGATGTTGTTTAGCTGTTGTCAAATCTTCTGGGGAACTAGTACCTTTAACTTTACTACTCATTCTATGTACTCTAGCTCTAAAAGAGCCATAACTATCATCAGTTTCAGATGGTATTTTAACTGTATATTTATCAATAGGAGCGCCTTTCTTCCATTTAGGGTTATCGGTTACTTCAATAGAATCATATAAAGACACTGTACCCTCGGGTAACTGACTTAATCGTTTCAATTGACCATTCTCATCTATTCCGTGATTTTTAGCCATAGCCACTCCTAATGTAGCATCAAGCGCTTTATCCGCCTGAGCTAAGAATTCGAACCATCTATCCTGAGTTAAATATTTAGACTTCCAATTAGAAGCTAATTCATCACCCCTTCTTTTAGATTGGTCTATAAGCATAATTTCGAAATGCTCCATTATAGCCCTTACTTTAGGATCTCGGCCGATGATAGCTTTCTCTGCTTCCCATAATTGTTCATTAGTATAATGTATTCCTTTAGCAGCTTGTATATGAAGTCCTGCTATACCAGCACCAAAAGCTCCTAAAGCAACAGGTACTTTAAGTCCTAAAGCAGAAATAGAAGAGAAAGACTTCGCTGCTAGCCCCGCGCGCAAGTAACTAAATCCTGAATCAGTTACTATATCTTTAGTTTTCAGTTTTTTATTATATAATGACTCATTTATCATATCTGTAAATAACTCCGATGAATTTTGTTGAGCATTTCCAAATATTTTTCTTGCTTGATCTACAGCTTCTTGAACAGGCTTCCCTTGAAGATCTTCTTGTACTTCTCCAATCATTCCCTCCTTAAGTATTAACTCTAGTAGTAATAAGTCATCTTTTACACTATTTAAATATTCATATTCCATTGCGGCTTGTCCTAATAAGTATAAAGATCTACCTAACTCTCTAGATCTTAAAGATCTATCTATCTCTCCCTCAGAATTTGTAAGCTCTCTAGTATATAGTCTAGGTATTTCTCGTATGAAATTACCCTCCAAATCTACAGAACCTAAATCCATATTATGTTGTTTTACATTTAAAGCGTCCATACCAGATTCTTTAAATGCTTGTACTTTACTATCAGATTCAAGAATACTATCTACTAAACTTTGCTGTACATTACCAATGAATGTAGGACCTAACTTCATTCCAAACATCTTTTCATAATCATGTATCTTTCTTATATGAAATTCATAAAAATTCTTTAAAGGTTCATTAGATTGTATCTTTCTATAAGCTGGCGTTAAAAATTCAGACGCAGCCTCTTCATTTAGCTTAGTGAAATATTGTCCTCCTTTACCTAACCAAGCTGATTCATAAGTTAACACATCATGTTCCTTTTTCCATTGCTGCTTTTTACTATCTTTAGCTTCTTTAGATAGATTTAAAGAGTCAATAGATTTAAAAGCTTTCTGTTCCCAGTTCTTATATTCTTTATTATAATATATCATATCAGGAGTATAATACGTTTTCATCCAACCTATGTTACCCGCCTTCATGGATTTATTTTTCCTATCATATAACTCCTCTGAGTATTTAGCATGTAAATTATGAGTCGCTGGGTTAATTAATAAATCAAAAACATTTACATTATTATATCCATTAGATTCTCCCCAGGCAAATAATTCTTGTTCATATTCATAAATTTCCTGGGCCAATTCTTTTTCTTTTCGGATCATAACCGTCTTCATCTTATTCATAGTATCATATATATATCTACTATAAGGAGACTTATGCGCAGAAGAAGGTATCCAAGCTTCTAATGTTCCCTTTCTATTATATTTAATATTATTTATATTTTTTCCTCTGGCTTTCTTATCTATTCTATTTATCATGTGTACCTTCATCTGCTCTATAGTAGTACTAATCTCAAAGGATGATTTAGCCATTTCATCTAATAAAGCCTTAGATTGTTTAGTATCAGATTTTTGTAAAGATGCCCTTACTTCAGGTAAAGATGAGAAAGCTAAGAAATGCTGCAATTCTTCATATAACTCTATTAATTCTGCATCAGTGAGATACATTGGATTTAATATAGTTTCTCCATTTTCATCTAATCTAAATTCTTCTTCTACACCTAATCCCGCATGCACCTGTCTTAATATTCTAAATGACTCTACAATACCTTGTCCTACTTCTTGATCAATCTGTAATCTTTTAATAATAAGTCTAGAGTCTGACATTCTCTTCTCTAAAGCAGCTCTATCTGAAAAGGCAGCATGTTTAACTTTTCTTGCTAAACTATTATACCTACTCATCTCTGCTCGTATAAGCTTATTAATGCTTTCATCATCGGTCATTTCATTAGCTACCGGTATGTGTTCTAAAAACCTACTATCTGTATCCTGGCCGGTCCACATATCAAGATAAGTAATAGTATCAGTCATAATATTATTCTCATCCCTTTTAAACATAACAGATATAGGAACTACTCTACTATGTCTTACTTTTGTTACCCCATACTTAGATAATAAAGCATCTTTATACGCATTTATTTGATTATCATACCCTTCTAAAGAACTAGCATACATATCTCCTGTGATCTTAACACCTGATTTAGAAGACTCAGCATTAGATCCAATTCTAGGAGACTTAAATTTCCAATCATATATAGAAGCAGAACCATCACTAAATATAACTAACACATCAATTGTACCCCCTATATCATTCTTTTCATCTGATACAAATTGTTCTGTTATAATTTTAAACTTTCCCTGAGAAGCTGTTTCTTTATTTATTATAGCTTGTTGAGCTTTTATCTCTTTTATTAAAAATTTAGCACCTGATATTAATATATCAAATTGATTCTTAGTAAATAATGGGCCTGATTGAGTTAAGATATCCGAGTAAGATTTATTCCCCTGCCCGGTAAACTTTTTAATTAACTCTTCCATTACAAGGTGGCCTTTAGTACCAGTATTCATACGGATGTCTTGCATATCCTTAATTAATTTAGCTTCTTTAGCCGTTCTATATTTAGAACCTCTATTTTGTGCAAATTTTAATGAAGAACTATCAGATCCCCTTTTCTTTAATGTCTTACCTTCATATATAGTACCTTTCTTACCTACATAACGTTCAATCATACCATCTTCTGAAAGTTTATTGAAATATCTACGTAATACTTTACTACTCACATCTTCTACGTTTAGTTTCTCTATTTCATATAAACCCGCCTGAGCATCTAATTGAGAAATAATATTTTGTTGTCTAGTGCCTTCATTATAAAATTTATTATCTACTAGTTCCACTGTTTTAGACATATCATTAAAGTAAGAATCTAAATTCTTATTTAATACATCATGTGCAGTCTTTACAAAAGGATCTACATGGGCTCTACCAAATATTCTATTTAAATGTTCTAATACTTTAGCAAACCATCTAGATAACCTACTTCTAAAAGTTTTCTTCTCTTTAGTTTCTCCTTTTACAAGTTCTTGATGTATAAGTTTTCCCATTGCTTCCCTAGCAATTAAATCTTCATTACCATTATATAAAGCATAGTGATCACTATTAGGATCCATTAAGTTTTTATAGATCTCTGTGCCCACAACTTCTCGCCTCATAACATCATATAAAGGATGTTGTTGCGCCTTCAATACCTCTACTATAAAGTGAGATGCTTCCTCTGTTAAGATAGAGATGTCTGTTCCAGATTTAGTAAGTTCAATCAATCTATTAGATATATCCGCTGCAGCTATATTATCTATAGTATTTCCATTAACATCCGTGACACTCTCTAAAATTTTTACATCCACACCTAACTTTTCAAAAAGATAATGTAATGAATCTCCCACTTTAGATTGTAACATGTCTTCTTTAAGTTGAGCAGTTTCTTCTTCTAAAGCCGCTGTATTTGCAATAAGTGGAGCTAAAATTCGTTGTACGGCAGGAGAAGATAGGGTAACAGAATCCTCAGACCGGTTATTAGAATCTAAATATTCTTTAACAGTTAAGTAAGCTACTAGAGCAGACTCAGGATCATGTCCAAACTCTTTATTAATATCCTGAAACAGATTAGAATCTAATCCATCCTCATTAAATACTGTCTCTATTTGCCCTTGAGCATTTCTATTTATTCTACAAGCCATTTAACATTCTTTATTAATTTTCGTATATTTACTTTTAACCTTCGACGATAAAGCATGGGTAGAGCCCTCTTCTTTCGTTCCTTTAGTCTCTTCAGACAAGTTAATATCACCCTTACTTAAGACTTTTATTGAAGCTACATCGAATGTGCTCTTATCAAAAGAAGGATAACTCTTTTTAAATCCTAGTACGTCTTTAAAACCCAGACTATTTGCGAATGCAAATATAGAGTTTTTATGTGGAATACTGAGGTCATCTCTTAAGTTTAATGATGCTTTAGACTTTCCTATTAGTTTCTTTTTAGTGATTGGTTGTATATTTAACTCTACAATTGACCCGTCTGGTAAGCTATATTCTCCAGACACTATTATATTTTTACCTTTTCTTGGTATTAAATGATTTGTTTTTTCTCCACTAAGTACTTTCTGGATATTCTCATTTCCTAATACGAACGGCTCTCTCTTTCTCTGAGTATTATTAGAAGGTATACTATTACCCTCAGTCTCTATAAACCTATTTCTAATACCTCTTTTAGGGTGTCTTACTAAAGTCTCACCTTTTAATTCATACAGATCATAATAATAAGTACTATCTTCTTTATTTTTAACATGTTTAATAGTTATATATCCAGGGCCTGAAGCTAAAGCGGTAGTTAAGAAGTTAGGTATCTTAGAATCTGCTATTTCATCCTGATTTAATAAAGCAATGTGCTTAGCTTGTCTTACAAATTTTTGTGGTATAATTCTAGGATTATTCCAAGAGTTAGATATAAATGATTTGTGGGCCTTATCCCAATAGTCTTGATTAAAGCCATGCTTAGTAATTTTAGCCATAAACTGTGTATATCTATCACCAGTTAGCTCTAAAACATCTTGACCAGGTAGTATAGTATTATAAGAATAAGGAGAGTATGAAAAACCTGATTGTATAAGACTAAACTTAATTAAATTTTCAAACAATGTAGGATGCTCTTCTTTAAGAGTACTCATTTCATCTACCATATCATTTATATCTTCTACATCATATTTTTTACCAATAAGTCTTAAAGAATCTACGGTTGAATCATGATTATCATCTGCATATTCATCTAATATAGGTAATAAATTATCTAAGGCTAAATTATCTAATCCTTTACTTTCTTCTCTAATCTGGCGCGGAAGACTTAAGGGGCCCCTTACTAACTGTTCTAAATCTTGTGCTAAGTTAGTGAATCCTTCATATTCTTGTAATATAATATAAGCTGATAAGAAATTGTCAAAATTGTTCAAATAATAAATAACATCATCCTTATACATACCGTTAGTTATTAATTTCTCTGCTATATCTACATACTTCTGATGTACTTGTGGTGAATGATTTTTAAAATCTACTTGTGATAAAAGACTTCTAGAATTAATAAATGTATCTCTTAAAGGTTTCAAGAAAGATGATTGACGACCTTTAACTTCCTGTGTTAAACCTTCTGACTGTAGGAACATTCCTTTTTTCTTTACAATCTCTTCTAAAGCTTTTAAATAAATAACTTCATTTCCATTTTTTAATTTTATAGTGTCATATGATGAAATCTGTTGAAGATGCATTAAATCTACAGAGTATTCTTTATATCGTATTAGATCCTGTAAAATTTGAACTTGAATTTCTTTCTCATTAGCACTCATAGTTTCAAAAGTCTTATCTAGCATAGAATTTAAATGCTCTCCTGTAAATTTCTGTGTCATACTAGAAGGGTTTCCATATTTTATATATAACTCATTCTCCGGGTGTCTAGCATAATCTCCCCATGCGGCAGCTTCTGATCTTTTATTATTAATTATGTCTATATACTCATGTATTATAGGTTGAGACATAAACGATAAAACAGTATTTAAAGGAAGTCCTGATCTTAATAGTACCATATGTACACCTGCCATGTCCTTACCTGCATTTACATACATTGCAAAAGGATCCTTTTCTCCATCCACATAAGCTGATATATATTTTTGCATAGAAGCATTTATATGACCTCCTCTAAAGTCTATACTCTTAGATAAAGATGCAAAATCAGGATTAATACCAGCAAAGTTAAATTCCACTTTTTCAGGATTCCAGTGTAAACCTGCTCTTTGTGATTTACTAGCATGTGTCATAGCTGATGCTACAACACCAGTACCCCCTAGTGTCTGGTACATATTATAAGTAGTCTCTATTATATTTCTAAAAGAGACTTGTTCCGCTAATGTTTTAACTGTTCCTTCAACTCCATCTACTTCAACTAAATCTGATGGATATTGTCTATTATGAATCTTTTTAGCTTTTACAGCTAGATCTAGAGCCCCTACAGGAGTTATTAGCTGAGCAAAGCTAGAAGGATGTTCTAATACACTTGTCATAAATCCTATTAACTCGTTTTGTAATACTTGTTTAGGTTGTAAACTTAATATTCCCATAGACCTTAAATCATACTCTGATAAGTCAGCATCAAATTCAGCTACTTCTTCATTATTTCTTACTTGTTCTAATCTATATCTAGCAGTTGCTGGAGGTAACATTTCATTAACTATCTCTACATATGCATCCATATCTAACTCTCTAAGTCTTTTAAGTTCTTTAGGAGACATAGTCCCATCCTCCCTTAAAGAGAAAGGTTTAATTAAATCCATTTTACCGTCTATCTCCTCAACATTTGGTAAATATAGAGTCAACTTATCAATATCAAAATCGGCCCCTGTTTTAGCAACCATTTCAGATGGTACAATAATATTAGACCCAGCACTCTGTGGAAGAAATCCAACTACTTCTATAAAATCTATAGAATTTAAACCTTCAGTAGGGATCCTAAAGCCTATTAACCGTAAAGCCTCTTGAGATGCTTGTTTAATATCAAAGTCCTCTCCTAAATATTTTCTAAAGTAATGTGGTAAGTATACTTGCATTGCTGTAGTCTTACCTGTAGTCTCATCTATATCATAGAACTTTAATTTTCTATCTAAAGATAGACCAGACTCTTCTTGTGTTTGTGCTTTATTTTCTAACTGTAATCCTAAGTTAGATTGTAAAACTACCATCTCACCATTCATCTCTCTACGTACCACTGTATTAGTAATCATAGCATTTAGAATAGTTTCTATCTTAGTTTTTTCATATAATTGATTTATATGACTACTTCCAGCAGAATCAAATAATGCAATTATAGAAGCTTTAGTATTGAAAGCTATATCTCGTTTCTCCATCTCCTCTATAATAGATTGTTTCATACTTTCTTTAGAAAGCATAGGATCTATTAATTCAAAATCATTTGAAGCTGTTTTTTTAAATCCTAGACGATTAGCTAATCTACTCATATCTCTTTCAATTAATGTAGATGTAAGATTATGATATCTGTCTATAGCTTGATCCCAACTTTCTTCTTCACTAAATTGAGTCCCTGCATATTCAGGAGCTAATATGCCATCCTCATAAATATTAGTAGGTAACATAGAGCCGGGCTGCGTACCAGCAGGAACTTTTGACCCTTTCGTATCTTTAGGATCTTGTTGTACACCAAAATATCTAAGATCATATGTTTGTATAGCGGATGGATCTTGTATAGGAGTATAGTCTCCCTCTTCATTGACAAACTCTTCAAATTTCCCATCCTCATTTAACTTAGCTCCTAGTTTGGTACCAGATTCAAATACTGTATAATCTAGATTATGTTTATCCATATCCTCATAGGTTCTGTCTAAGACATTAATATGTCCTTGTTCTTTATCTAATACTAGTTTAGATAAATTAGGATGTACAGGATATAATGCAAATTTATTAAACATTCTAATATCAATTCCTTTATGATCTATAGCAGCAAGTACTTGAGGCTTTAAAGGAGAGAATGCCACTTTTATATTTGACGTATCTTCCCCTTTTATAGTCTTTTGGTATAAATTTTCTAATTCTTCATTCCAGGACTCTGTAAGAACTCTAGCCTTTCTATAAAAATCTAAATGAATTAATCCCCCACCATCAAATATTTCCATACCTGAATAAGTATTTTCAATTAGAGGTATAAGATCCGGTCTACCTATATTATTTAAATGAGCTACATATTTCTCAATATATATAGAGTCTTCTGTAACTTCCTTTCTAGTTATAAATCTAGCAGTTCTCCTATGTTCCCCCTTTTGATTAGGATAATGGTTATCCATTAATCGCATAGTTATGGCTGAATCGTCTGGGTATTTTTTAGGAGATACAAGACCAGATGTTCTTTTAAATAAATCTCCATAAAGTACAGGATGTCCTAGTAGTACTTTAACCTGTTCAATCATACCTTCTTCTCTAATAAAAGTAATCTGTTCTGCAATCTTATTCACGAATTCCGCTGACAATACACCCTTATCTATAGAAGCATGTAAAAGATCTGCAACATTCTCATCCTCTACTTGAGTAGATATAATATTTTTTAGTGTCGTAGGATCTAAACCAATATTTTTTACCGTATTACCTGTCGTTTTAATTATACCATATTGTTCTAATAAAGACTTTGTCTCTTGTATAGAGTCATTTAAATACTTTAATATAGATGCAGAGACAGTTGTAGAATTTAAGAAATTAGCTAATTTCTCTTCATCTAAATGCTTAGTATCATTTATTAATATAGCTGCCTCTGCTTGAAAGTCTACAAATGCAGGATGCGCAAAGTATTGTAAATCAATACCTTTCTCAAGATCTTTAATATCCGTTATATCTTTACTCTTTATGTGATGAGCAGTTCGGATCTCTGATTCAAGATATCCTACCATTTGTCTTTGCATTCGTACCATACCTCTAGTATAGTCTGGCATTCCTACTCTAATAGTTTTCTCTAATTTTTTATTACCTGTTCTAATTAAAGGTACCGCCCCCTGAAGTATAGAAGATACATGTAACAAAGCTATATTACCTTTTGTAGTAGAAGAAATCTCTTTACCTCTAGATCTAGCTTCATTTCGTAGTCCATCTATAACTCCTATTTCAATCTTCTCTCCTACTTTTATCCTGTTAAGATACTCAGAATTAATGAATGTGGTAGATTTAGGATTCCCTAGATGATCAATAAAAATTCTATTAAAATTTTCATTAATATCATCAGCTAAGACATTAATAAACCCTTTTGAAGTAATAGCATATTTCTTTCTTCCTGTTATACTAGTGAATTGTAATGTACCAGAGCTTAAATCTGTATCGATTTGAACTTGGATTAAATTCTTTATATTTTTAGATTCATCTCCTCTCATTAAATTAGAAACATCTCTATCATTTATTAATGAATTAAAAATCCAACTAATACTTGCTAAGTTTTCTTTACTTTCTATCTTATTTTGTGCTTCTATTTTATTTTTAAATGTAATTCCTAATAAATCTAAGAGATCCATTTTTTGATCTATAGTAAGTTTAGACTGAAAGAGCTCTCTTAGTGTTTGCTTCCCAACTTTATAATCTAAATTAACTACTGTCTTCCCTCCTATAACTTCTCCTAAACCTTCTAATTTTTGTATATTATATTTAAAATTCTCACCCCATTTAAGTTTAATTAAATTCTGAGTTGACTCCGCATTAGAGTTAACTATAGTTCTGTTACCATCATCAGTGATATTCAGAAAAGAGTATGTGTCGTGTGCATTATTGAAAGCAGTCATAAAAGACGTATACAGATCAAACTGACGTTTAGATAACGCTTCTAAATCTGCTGGTTCTTGAACGCTTTCTAATCCTAACCTCTGTAATAAGACAGTATATGTATTATCCTGCTCAGCTAATTTTTTTAGAACTTGTATTTTACTCCAATTATTATTAGTATTAGCTAAAGAAGAATAAAGTATTGACATAGTTTGTCCAAAATCTGCTAGTTTAGACATACCTAATTTGTTAGTAATTGCAGTACCGTCCTTTTTAAGATTAGGTAAAGTTTTTAATAATAACTTTAAGTGAGGCTTTACTCTTGTTAAAGGATTAACTTCATTTGATGCTTGAATACCTAGAGTATCTCTACCAATAATTGTATCCTTATTATCTTCTTGTTCTTGATCTAATTCATTCTCATCAATTTGTTTTAAATGTTCCTCGTTTAAAGCTATACCCAATCTCTTTAAAAATTTAATATTGTTCTGAATAATCACTGGCCATAAAGATTCTAAGATACCCCCCTCATCTAACCACATATCTAAGTTTCCTAATTCATCGTCTAATACTTGTTTAGCAAAAGAACCTTCCTCCGCTGCTTGGTATTCAGCAAGTTTTCTATTATACACAGCATTTAAATCTCCTTCAATCGCTTTATAAACAGATCCCGGTATATTAGAGTTACCGTACGCCTGTTTTAATTTAGTATATAAAACTTTCTCCTCTTCAACAGTCATTGACGACATTAAGTCTGCTGGATCCATTTTAAATGTATCTCGATTAGTTACGTATTCTAAATATTGACGATCTAATTCTTCTTGGCTGCCTTGTAAGTTAGATTTAAATGTATTTGCATCAAGAGTTGAAGTAAGAACATTAAATAAATGCGCTACCATACCCTCATTTAAATACCTTTGGTTTGCAATAGATATACCCCCTTCAGTTAAAGCTAAATCAATGCTTCTTCTAGACTCCCCTATAAGGTCTTTAAGACTCTCAAAATTATAAGCAATTATAGTTGTTACAGGGCCTAGTCCTAAATCTTTAGGAGACATTATTTCTAGCTCTTTGTTAAGAGTTTTCATCACTGTGTAATCCATATCCTTTAACTGAATTCTTAACTCAGCTGGAGAAAATGGTAAGTTATACTGAGTTAGAAATGCTTGTAATCTCTTTTCCTCACGTGCCCACTCTTCGGTAGGTTTTATATTATTAGTTTTACAGCCCATATTATAGTCTTATATTTTAGTCATTACAATCATCCTTCTTACCTTTTTTATTGGTAAATTTACGTGTGTTATCTAACTTCTTAAATTCTCTTTTCGTACCTCCTTCCATTTTTTTATTTTTCATCTCCTCTATAACACGTAGAGCATCTTCTTCAGTTGCATACTGCGCATTAGGTGGCTTACCATCTGTTATAACTTCTCCAGTTGGTCCTGTTGGTCCTGTTGGCCCTGCAGGTGCCGTATCTGTAGGAGTGTCCGTAGGAGTTTCCGTAAAGGTAGATAAATCTTTTTTAGGAGGTTGTTCTTCTTTCTTTTTCTTAAGTACTTTCTTAACAGTAGCGGTTCCTATATCATCTAGAGCTGAGGCAGATACATTTGTTTCTAAAGTTACAAAGGAATTCAAAAACTGAGGAGCATTCAACTCTTCAGAAGTTTCTACTAAATTAGAATATGCAGGTATTTGATCAAGTGGTCTTGCAGTAAGGCCATTACCATCTCCTAATAAATACTCTGTATAATTCTCCCAATTAACAGTTTCTATAGACATATCCTCACCTATCTTAAACTCAGTAAAAGGTATATACTCTACACTAGGATAAGTAGGAGATTTCTCGTTAAACGGCTCCTTAGCTGATTTTGATATAGCTTTTCTTTTCTTCCAAGCGTTTAGATTTTTCTGATGCTTAACATATAACCCATCTCTAGCTTTTAAATCTTTCTTTAGAGAGAAATAATTTACTTGGTGATGTAAGTTACTAATAAATTGTGCAAAAGACTTATTAATATCTACATTATCTTGAGGAGCTAATAATTGATGAAACTCCATTACCTCTTCTCCAAAATATATTTTATTACCTTTAACATTTAATCTCTTGTGTACAGGAGCATTCTCAAATGAATGTTTTCCCATGTACAACGTATCTCTTAATGCTTGAAGTATAGTCTTTTTATTTCCTTCTTGTATTAAAATAGACTCATCATAAGTTATATCGTTACTCTTCATTTGACCATGTTTCACGGCCATAAGTTTAAATAAATTCATAACGTTTTGATAAGCAGGGCCTGCAAGCTTATTTACTCTGATAGGAATTAACTTCCCATCTTTATATGTATAAGCATATCCTTTAGGAACATTAAAATCTTTATACGAAACGGTGACAGTACCATTTAAAGAGATTCCTACAGGGATATCTTTAACCATATTATTATTATCTACTATAGATCTACTTGCTCTGGTAGGAACGGCATCCTGTCCATTTGGTCTATAGAGTAATGTGAAACTCACTCCTTTTAATTTAATTAACTTTGGCACTGTTAATTGTAATACATCCTCTCTAAATGAAATATGTTTTTCATGAATATTCAGAGCGTCCTCTGTAAGCTCTCCTATAATACCTTTTTTACCATTCTTAAGTAGAACCTCTATAACAGTCTCAGGTTTTAAATCTAATTTTCCATATCTGTATACTTCTATATCTTTCCCTTTAGAATCCTTAGTTTTCTTATATAACTCTGAAGCAGGTAAGTCTGAATATACAGGTTGTCCATCTACTAGTACTGGTATACCCTGGTCATCTGTTAAGATTAATTTAATGGTTTCTTGATCTTCCGATAATATACTACCTTGCATATCAGCAGCATATTTAAATGATTTACTAGCAAGATCATAGAATGTTACTTTATCTAATAAATTTTTAGGAATTGTATTTTTATTAGCCACCATAAATCTATAATTATCCATCTTATACTTAAAGTTAGAAGTACCTTTTGTATCTCTCCATAACTTAGGTAATACTTTAAATAATCGTAATTGTGATTGCACATGGGCATATTCAATAGGATCTATTTTTTTACCTTTAGATAATAAATCTTGTAATTCTGCATATCGTCTTAAAGCTTCCGTATGACTACCAGTAGTCTTCATCATCCTTAATACTGTTATAGGAGATGAATTTAAATACATACCTAACTCTTTACCCTGCTTTGATATATTTTCTAGAGGCGTTTCAGCAGAGTGTGTGTCTAATGAGTCCTCCTCAGTACCATTCTTATCTTTAAAAGCAGGATCCATTAAATCATCCATTTTAGCTTTTACATAAAGATAATGGTTAACAACGCCCTTGTGGACGTATTCATGTTCTTCTATAGTAGAAACTAAGTTCATAGCAGATTGATGTAATGAATTACGCATTTTCTGTAATTGATCAGTAATCCCTTGTTGCTCTGCCTGTAGGTCTAGGTACTCTGCCTTAGCTTTTCTGACACCTTTTTTACCTTTATTACTAATCCCCCAGCCTTTTTCTGTAATCTCATATAACTTGGATAACCCTTCTATATTTTGTTCTATCTCTGTTAGTCTATCCACTAAAGATTTTGCAGTAGGATCTACAGACGCTAAGAGCTTAATAGCTTCATCTTGCGTTGCAAATAATATATCACCTAATGTCTTTCTCTTATTATCATTATTATAAGTTCTCCATCTCTTTCTTAGTTTAGTAGCTTGATCTGGATCATCTACTAAATCTTGATTCTGTTCTAGATCTCTAAATTGTTGTAAAGTATACTCAGGTTTATTAGAATATAAAAGATTCTTTAAAACTGTGTTATCTATAGAACCAAATATCTTATTTAATATAGTTGAATTCTCTCCACCCCACTGTCTCTTGAATATCTCATTAACTAATTCATCCGCTTGCTGTTCTCCTTGTACATTTTCACTATCTTCTTTTAATCCGTGTAGAATTTCTATATCGTCTCTTAATCTAGTCACTCTACTTGTATAAGCATCTAGAGATTTTTTAGTTCTAGCTACTTTTTGATTTAATTTCCTAAGAACTGACATTGAATATCCCTCTATAGTAACCGGATTAGACTCAGCTTTATATTGTTCTAACTCTCTAACTGCTGCTTCTAACTCTTTCTGTATCTCTTCTAAAGATTCTGTGGTCTGATTTAAAGATGTTGTTAAGTCTTCAGCAACAAACTCTAAAGCGCTTTTTAAATATTCTTGTATAATATCATTACCAGTTATAGTTTTAATGTGATTACCTTTAGCTTGTAACAACATGGAGAGACTCTTTTTCTCGACGCCTAACTGATGTCCGCTTGATGCTAGCTCCTTTTCTAAAGCATCTAATTTATGTTTAAGAGTTAAAGCTTCTGAAGTTAGCTTTTGTTCGTCCGCTATTTTTAAATCTGTTTCTAAATCTTCTTTTCGTCGTAAAAGTTTTAAAGTCTCTAGGGTTGGTAATTGTATTAATACTTTATCTTCCCCGGATTCCACTTTAGTATCTTGTACTAAAAATCTATAAGTTTTAACTACACCATCTTTATTTTCATAATCAAACTCTATAACAGTACCTTTATGTCTTCTATATAACCTCTCTAAATCTTTATCATTAAGTTTAACTTGACCTTCTTTTAAGTTATGGTCCATTAACCTTTGTATCATCATCTCTGGTGGTGCTATAGGATC